GATATGAATATGACGATACGCTTAATGAAGAAGATCCAATCTTTGTAAACTTTAAAGATAAGTACGTCAAAGTTGTCGTAGTTAATAAGACTGATTACTATAAGTTTGACAAGTTCATTACTAACTTATACAATGCTAATCCTCTTGAAGTTAAAATCATAGAAGACTTTTCCGAGTTTACAGAAGGCCAAGTCGATGATACAATCAACTTAGAAGATACGTCAAGTGTGTTATCAAACTACATTGATTCACTTGAAACTGAAGTAGATAAAGAAAAGATTAAAAGTTTTATGAAGGCCTTATATACCGAGGCCGTGAATAAGGATGTTGCATGATTATATTTAAAACACTTGAATGGAAAAACTTCTTATCTACTGGTAGTTCTCCTAACAAACTAATTTTAAATAAATCTCAAAGCACTCTTGTTATTGGTCGTAATGGCGAAGGCAAAAGCACTATGCTTGATGCTCTCACCTTTGCTTTATTTGGCAAACCATTTCGTAATATCAACAAACCGCAACTAATTAATTCTATTAATCAAAAGAATTGCTTGGTTACTATTGAGTTTGACATTGGTACTACATCTTATAAGATCAATCGCGGAATTAAGCCTGCAGTCTTTGAGATCTGGTGTAATGATGAAATGATTAATCAGGATGCTGCGTCTAAAGATTATCAAAAGATCTTAGAGCAACAAATCTTACGTCTTAATTATAAGACTTTCACCCAAGTCGTTATCCTTGGATCTGCTTCATTCGTACCTTTCATGCAACTGCCAGCTTGGCAACGACGTGAAGTGATTGAAGATATTCTAGACATTAGTGTATTTTCTACAATGAATATTATTCTTAAGGAACGCATCAATGAAACGAAAGATCAGCTCAACGCAATTGAGAATAAAATTACCATTGCGAAAAACAATGTTGAGGTACAGAAAAAACTTATTGGGACACTGGTTAATTCTAAAAGGGATCAGGTGGCACAGATCAATAAGCAAATTGAGGATAATGAAGCAGAGATTGCTGCGAATGAGGCGCGTTGGGAAACTATAACCGATCAAATGAATCAGATCATGGCTGAGTGTGATAATGCTAAAGAGTTAGAAGAGACTATCACTAAAGCTAATAAAGAAAGAATCATATTAGTTAATAAAAAAGAATCTCAAGACGAGGCGCTTGAGTTCTTTATGTCTAATGAAACATGCCCATCTTGCTCGCAAGGAATTCCACACGATCATAAGAATAGTATCATACATAAAATTACTGAAGAACAAACTTTAGTAATGAATGATATGAATACAGTCGAAGATGCTTACGCTAAACTTCTTGAAAGACAGAAGAAGCTTGATGAAGTGAATAAGAATCTATTAACATTGAATGTTCAATGCAATTCAATTAATTCTTATAATAGAACACTCTTTAATCAAAATAAAAAACTTAAGATTGATATTGAAGCTACTAATAGTGATACTGTTAACATTGACGAAGAAAAAAAGAAGCTAAAAGATATTGCAGATGAAGCACTTTTATTCATTGATAGGAAGAACGATCTTTATCAAGAAAAGCAGATTCATGATGTGTCTGCTATTTTGCTTAAAGATACCGGAATTAAGACTGCTATCATTAAAGAATACTTACCAGTAATGAATAAAGTTATTAATGGTTACCTTACTTCTATGGACTTCTATATTCACTTTGAACTTGATGAAGCATTTAATGAAGTTATCAAATCACGATTCCGCGATGAGTTTACTTATGCTTCTTTTAGCGAAGGTGAAAAGATGCGTATTGACTTGGCCATTCTCTTTACTTGGAGACAGATTGCTAAGATGAAGAATTCAGTTAATACAAATCTTCTAATTCTTGATGAAATCTTTGACTCTTCTCTTGATAATTCAGGTACAGATTACTTTATCTCAGTAATGAGTGCTCTTGGAGAGAACTCTAACATCTTTGTCATCTCTCATAAAGGTGATCAATTGTTTGATAAGTTCCATTCTGTGATAAAATTTGAAAAGAAAAATGACTTTTCAACCATAGCATAAACCAAAGTATTCAAATTCAACGGTGTACATTAATTCGTGATTGATATATAATTCAATCATGAACATACAAACTTCTACCCAAAACTCCCAAGACACACTAGCCAGACTATTGGCTACTGAAAACATTACTGTGATTCGTGGTAATGTATCTACAGCGTCATTCGATATCTTGAATAGACGACTACTACTTCCAAGATGGAAGGAAATGACTCCAGTTATTGAAGAAATGCTTATGCTTCATGAAGTAGGGCATGCTTTATTCACGACACAGGAAAAATATGGAATAGTATTTTCTGAAAAGAAATATCTTAAAGACTATGCAAACGTAATCGAAGACGTTCGTATCGAGCGTAAAATGAAAGAACGTTATCCAGGATCTCGCAAATCATTTAACAATGGTTATCGTGAACTGAATGAACGTGACTTCTTTGGAGTTACTAGACAAAATCTTGATACTCTTCTTCTAATTGATAAAATCAATCTTTACTTTAAAGTAGGTTTCAATTGCGGTGTTAAGTTCTCGCCAATTGAACACGCTTTTATTCGTAAAGCTGATCTATGTAAAACTGAAGATGATGTTATTGACTTAGCTCAAGAAATCTTTGACTTTAGTAAAAGTCAAAAACAAGATCAACTTAATAATAGAATTCCTCTTCAGTTTGAACCTGAACTTCGCTCTGAAGATGATAACGAGTACGACGAAGGTGATGACATGGATGACGATGAAGAATCATCTATGTATGACAACTACGCCGATGACATCGATAGCGAAGAAGCCGAAGAACCCAAAAAGCAAAATCAACGCGGTAGTGGTTCTTATAAAGAACCAGAGCATGAACAAGAAAAAGAAGTGAAAGATGAAGATCTCGCACCTTCTACATATAAAACTTTCAATGATAAAGTAGATCAATTGGCTGATGAAAGTCTTCGTATTCAATACTTTGAATGCGCATTTGAACACAAATATAATCGTAAAATTATTGTACCATACAAAACATGTCTTGAAGGTTTAACTCGTGGCATGACTGATTCTAGAAAGAATCGAGCTCAAAAATTCAAAGGCACTAACAACCAAGTAGTTAGTTATCTTGTAAAAGAATTCGAAATGAAGAAATCTGCTACAGCTTACAAGCGTGCTAAGATTGCAAAGCTTGGTCAACTTGATAGCAATAAGCTTTATGCGTATAAGCTTAAGGATGATCTATTTAAGCAAATCATGCAAGTTAAAGATGGCAAAAAGCATGGAATGATTTTCATGTTAGATTGGTCTGGTTCTATGCAAGATTACATCGATGAAACTATCGAACAAGTTATCAATCTTGCTATGTTCTGTCAACGTATTCAAATTCCATATCAGGTTTTTGCATTCACTGATGGCTATGGCGAAACTGATCCTAATGTGTATGACGATCGTACGCATAATCTTAAAGGTATAGCTAATAACATTAGCTTCAATCTATTAGAACTGTTTAGTCATAAAATGACTAATGTTGAATTTAATCGTATGCTCGAGTGCATGTTAAATCGCCCTTATGTTTCTGATCGATTTGGATTGAATAGCACACCTCTAAATGAAGCTTTGTTATTCATGACTGATTATATTGGAGAATTTATTAAAGTCAATCAAGTCGAGAAAATGACTTTCATCACTTTGACTGATGGAGAAGGCGGTCAATTATATTCACAGACAAATAGGATTACCAATGGCGCTTCATATGACTCAATAACTGGTAAACGTATTAAAGTTAAATCTTATATGCGCGATCAAATCACTAAGAAAGATTATGAATTAGAAAGTAATTCTGCAAGTCAAACTGCTATGCTTCTTGACATCATTCGTAATCGCTATGACATTAATAGTGTAGCATTCTTTTTGATGAGACCTACTCATAGTAATGCGCAGGCATTCATTAAGAATAACTTTGGTGAAATGAATAATAATCTTTTAATTTCGTTACTAGATAAAATCAGCACGGATATGCGTAAGCAAAAGTATTGTATTTTGAATAACGTTCCAGGTCGTGATGAATTTTATTTGTTAGATGCTAAAGTTAAAATTCAAGATGAAGACTTGAAAGCTGATGACACTATGAGTAGTAGTCAACTCTCACGTGCTCTTGGAAAGGTTTTCAACACTAAAAAGACATCTCGCGTAGTTCTAAATCGTTTCGTAGAAATGGTTGCATGACGGTGTACATTAATTCGTCGATTTGATATAATACTATTACAGTAACACAATTGGAGCATTTTTATTATGGATTCGAATTTTCTTGAAGCTCTGACATCTGAATTTCCAGATGTAGCAAGTTCAGGTCATGTTAGCCGAGGTCAAATTCAGGCTACTATGGAAAAACTTGGCATTAGTAAGTACCCTACTTGGCTGATGCATAATCGAGTTGGCCGCGGGTTGTATGCAATCCCTGGCGGCAATGTAGCAATTAAAGTTGAAGAAGACAGCCCTGTGATTAACCTCAATACAGCAGATCCATCATCTCTTATTCCTAAAGTAGATTCTAACTACGTACCGTTTGGTAATCATAAAGACATTGATGTCATCATCAAGTCTATGCAATTTTATCCTGCATATATTTCTGGTCCTACTGGCAATGGTAAGTCTACTACAGTTGAACAAGCATGTGCTAAGAATAAACGTCCTCTAATTCGTGTTAACTTGAACATGATGACTGACGAAGATCAGTTGATTGGTTCAAAGACTTTGATTGACGGTAACGTTGAAATTATTGAAGGTCCTGTCATGATCGCTATGCGTCTTGGCATTCCTCTTCTATTGGATGAAATCGACGCAGGTTCGGCAAATACTCTACTTTGCTTGCAGCCAATCCTTGAAGGTAAGCCCTACTACTTTAAGTTGAAGAATGAATTGGTGTATCCTACAAAAGGTTTCACTGTATTTGCTACCGCTAACACTAAAGGTAAGGGTTCAGATGATGGTCGTTACATTGGTACGAACGTCTTGAACGAGGCTTTCCTAGAACGTTTTGCAGTCACTTTCAATCAAGACTATCCTTCAGCTACGATTGAAAAGAAAATTGTCATGAATCTAATGAAGTCCTACGCATGCGAAGACGAGGATTTTGCTTCAACTCTTGTTAAGTGGGCTGATGCAATCCGTAGGACTTTTGCAGATGGTGGTGTGGATGAAACCATTACCACTCGACGTCTAGTACACATTGTACGAGCTTTTTCGATCTTTAAAGATAAGAAGAAAGCAGTTGAATTGTGTATTAACCGATTTGACGATATCACGCGTAATGCCTTTGCAGATCTATTTGAAAAGGTGTCTATGCCTGAGCCTACGCCAGAAGAAATTCAGGCTCAATCAAAGGATATTGAAATCCCCTTCTAAAAGGGGTGTACTTTAAATCGTGATTGTGTTATAATTATCTTACAAACTTGAAACCCGAAAGGACTATATTATGAACTACTCAGAACTCAACAAAACACAAGTACGTTGTATTGATGCTTACATCAGTCTTCGTCCTGAACTTTCAGCTCAGCCAACGATCACTCGTCCTGAAGTTGAAGAACTGCATAGCAAACTCTATGCAGAACGTGCTAACGGCGGACTAAAGATAGGTTACCCTATGTGGCTTGTTAAAAATGACAAGCTAGGTCGTGGAATCTATGAATTCCCAGCGCCTGAATTGGATTCAATTCCTGTTCTTGAACGATCTAAACCTGCAGCTAAGGTGAAGGCTGATAAAGCGCAAGCTAAAGTTGAAGCCCAGGCTAAAATTGAACAAGAAGATAAAGAATTTTTTACAGATCTGAAAGAATATGGTATTATGGAAACAACTTAAGCAATTAAGTTGGCAGCAGAATAGTGTGCCATCACTATTCTGCTTTTTTTTGTTATGGCGACATTATGGAGATATTATGACTAAACTTGCACGTCTAGAAGCTTACTTGAAATCCGGCTCAACTGCAACACCACGCCAGATCACTGGCATGTTTGGATTGCAGAATCCTACAGCCGCAGTTCATGCGCTTCGTAGCAAAGGTGTTTGTGTTTACGCAAACAATGCTAAGCTTGCAACTGGTGAGCGTACCACAAAGTATCGTGTTGGCAACCCAAGCAAGCGCATGGTTCAACTAGCACATACCTTTGGTTTATTTGCCTAAGTTGATTTGTACTTGAGTGATGGACCTAGGTATAATATACTTGGGTCCATTTTTTATTGGTGCACTATGGTAACTAAAGAACAAATAAAGAATTCTCAAACTTCCACGACAGGTGGAAGAAAGTTTGATGGTGGAAAACTCCGTTACGGTTTGATTCCTCCAATAGCACAGGCCGAGATGGTGAAAGTGCTAACGTTTGGAGCTGAAAAGTATGAGCCTGACAACTGGAAGAAAGTTCCAGACTCAAAGACTCGATATTTTGATGCGTTAGAAAGACACATCTGGGCTTGGAAGATGGGTGAGCAAATTGACCCTGAATCCGGATTACATCATTTAGCACATGCTATGTGTTGTCTTTCTTTTTTATATGAACATGATGTGAAATACTCTAAGGATGTATAATGGAACTAAGTAAAGAAACCCTTGCACTCATCAAGAATTTTGCTGGTGTAAACAATAGTTTGATGCTTAAAGCAGGAACTAAACTAGCAACTATCTCTGAAGGCAAGAATGTGATGGCTGAAGTCACCATCGCTGAAGCTCTCCCAATTGACTTTGGCATATATGATTTAAGTGAATTCTTAAATGTTATATCTCTCTTCTCCACAACACAACTTGACTTCCAAGAAAAATATGTATTGGTTTCAGAAGGTGGAACAAGTAAAGTTAAATATTTTGCTGCCGGTGAAGGCGTTGTTAAAGCAGCACCAACGACAATAAAATTCCCACAGCCAGATGTAGAATTTACTCTTACTGCAACTCAATTGGCTATGATTCAACGTACCTCATCAGTACTTAAAGCAAGTGATGTATCAATCGTTGGTGATGGAACTAACCTTAAGGTTCTAGTTTCTGACAAGAAGAATGATACTTCTAATGCATATGAAGTTACTATTGGTGAAACATCTGAAGAATTCAAAGCAAACATTAGAGTTGAAAACCTAAAGATGTTGCCTAATGATTATGAAGTGTCTATCTCTAAGAAGAAGATTTCTCGCTTTAAACATACAGCATCTGACTTAACTTATTACGTTGCAATCGAAGCTGACTCGGAGTTCTAATGGCACAATATTTGTGGGTTGAAAAGTATCGTCCTCAAACCATCGATGAATGTATTCTTCCTGATTCAATGAAGAAGACGTTCAAGGAGTTCATCAACTCTGGTGAACTTCCTAATTTCTTGTTTTGCGGTGGAGCAGGTGTAGGTAAGACTACAGTCGCTAAAGCATTGTGCAATGAGATTGGTGCTGAGTATCTTTTCATCAATGGTTCAGAAGAATCTGGTATCGATATTCTTCGTCATAAGATCAAGAACTTTGCTTCATCTGTTTCATTAACCGATGCAAAGAAAGTTGTCATCCTTGATGAGGCGGATTATCTTAATGCTAATTCTACTCAACCAGCTCTTCGTGGATTCATTGAAGAGTTTAGCAATAATTGTCGCTTCATCTTTACATGTAACTTTAAGAACCGAATTATTGAACCTTTGCATTCTAGGTGTGCAGTCATTGAGTTTAAAGTAGATAATTCTGAAAAGCAAAAGATTGCTGCAGGATTTTATCGTCGTGTTCTTGACATTCTTTCATTCGAAAAAGTTGAGGCTGATGGTAAAGTAGTTGCTGAACTAATTACTAAATACTTTCCAGACTATCGCCGTATTCTTAATGAACTACAGCGCTACTCTGTATCAGGCAAGATTGATGCAGGCTTACTTGTCAATCTTGGCGATGAGTCCTACTTAGAACTTATTAAGTATATGAAAGCTAAGAACTTCACCGAAGCGCGTAAGTGGATAGGAAAAAATAGCGATATAGAATCTACTGAACTATTTCGTAAGCTCTACGATAAAGCAATCGATATTGTCGAGCAAGCTTCTATCCCTCAACTTGTTTTAATCCTCGCAGAGTATCAATATAAAGCAGCATTTGTTGCAGATCGTGAAATCAATACGATGGCAGCTTTAACTGAATGCATGGCACAATTAAAGTTTAAATAATGGAACTAATAGATATTACTATACTGTTTTGTGTTTTCTTTTTTTTATTAGGATGGAAAGCACGAGAACTATGGGCAATACGCCAATTTAAATACTTAATTGACGATTTAGAAATAGTTGAAGATGATAGAATTCATATCACTGTTGATATGAATGGTAGTGAAATATTCATATATGAAAAAGATACTTTAAAATATCTTGCTCATGGAAATAATCAAAATGATATCAGTGCTATTCTTAAACAGCGTTTTCCTGGAAGAACGTTTGCTGCTTCTGCAGAAGACATGTCTAAACTAACATCATTGACAAAATGAGTTTCTTTGATTTTTTAAATTCAATCAATGACAATAAGAAAGATCTTATTAAAGAAGATCCTCTTACTGAAAAAGATTACATTCCATTCATGATCAATCGAGGATTGTCCTACTTTCCAGATACTATTATGTTTGCTAATGAAATGAACCAGCATGCTGGTGCTCCAAAGAATTGGCAATATGACTTTTATCGTATAGGGGTTACGAAAAAGAAACGATTCTCTAAGTGGCATAAGCGTGATCAAAATTCTGAAGAACTCGAACTAGTTATGAAAGAATATAACTATTCTTCTGAAAAAGCCGCTAAAGCTCTAGAGCTCTTAACTGAAGATCAGATAGGAAAACTTAAAGAAAAATATTCTATTGGAGGAAAATAACGTATAAATATTTACAGTCTAATGCTATATTATGACAAGTATAAAGGAATTGTGAAATGACTGTAGAATTAATATATTACGATTGGTCTCCGGACTCAATGCTTGAGGTGATTTTACCTGAACCAGATAACTTTCTTAAGGTTCGTGAAACTCTCACTCGTATCGGAGTGGCTTCCAGAAAAGATAAAACACTGTATCAATCTTGCCATATTTTACATAAGCAAGGTAGATACTTTATCGTTCACTTCAAAGAATTGTTTGCTCTAGATGGTAAAGAGTCGAACATAACTGCTGGAGATATTGAACGTAGAAATACAATCACTGGTTTGTTATCAGACTGGGGATTGCTAAAGATCGTTGTTCCGGCGAAAGCAGAACAGCGTGTTTCGTTGTCGCAGATCAAGGTCGTATCCTTTAAGGAAAAAGCCGACTGGACATTAACCGCCAAATATAACATTGGCAAAAAACCTAGTACTAAGTAAATGGAGAAAATTATATGTTGAAATTTGAATTGAGTATTGATGATGCTAACCTTATTCTTGCCGCTCTCGGTAAGGCGCCTTTTGAACAGGTAGCAGGCTTGATTGGCAAATTGCGCGAACAGGCTCAACCACAATTAGCTGGTTTGGAAGCTGAAGCTGCTGCAGCAAAAGCTGCTACGCAATCTGCACCAGACGCAGTACAGTGATATAAATAATCCTATCCCTTGGGATGGGAACGTTATGGCTCTTCTACCTTAGGAGCGTCTAAAGCTGGCAATACGATAAGTTGTCCCTGTAACCAGTAAGCAGGATTTTGATACGCCTTCGGGGTATCGTTTATTTTAACTCGCTTAATAGGAGAAAACTATGTTGCAAAACATTAACACCGCTATCGACACTTTCCAAGGTGTCAAATCTCAATTCGTTAAGACTTTCGTCAACAACGAAGAACTACAAAAACCTCTTAATCAATTTATTGAAGCTCAATCTTCTTTTGCAAAGAACGTTGCTAAATCCACTGTAGATTTTTATACTACACTTGGTATGTCAGCATACTTATTCGATGCTAAAAAAGCTTTTGCTACTAAATAAGGAGATTGATTATGAGTACATTTCCAATGGGACAAATCACATTTGGTCCAGGGTTCAAAGACTTCGATAAATTCTTTGTAGGATTCGACGATCAGTTTAATCGTCTACAAAAATTACACGATGACTTTACAAAAAACATTCCAAACTATCCTCCATATAATATCCGTAAAACCGGAGACAATAATTACACTATCGAACTAGCAGTTGCTGGTTTTGGTCAAAGTGAAATTGATATTGAAATCGATGGTGGCAAATTAATCATTCGTGGAAACGTCGGTAACGACACAGAAACTAATGACTATTTGTTTAAGGGTATCGCAGCACGCGCTTTCACTCGTTCTTTTGCTATTGACGATCAAGTCGAAGTAAAAGGCGCAGAGCTTTTTAATGGCATGCTTAAAATTGCTTTAGAGCGTATGATACCTGAAGAAAAGAAGCCAAAGAAAGTTCAGATTAAATCTAAAGGTCAAAAACAATTTTTAACCGAGGAGGATAAAGATGAGATTAGCTCAAGGCTTTAAGAAATTATTAGTTGCATTCCAAAATTACTTACATGAATTCAAAGCATACAAATCAGGTAAAGTAAGGTAAAATGCCTTCAATTATTACATAATAATTGTTTACTTTTAATCATAAATGGGATATAATTACTATATCCCATTTTTATTTCTACTATGCGCTTTTACACCTCAATTAATCGTTATGGCAACAATCTTCTTTACAGAGGTTATGAAGACGGTCGTCGAATCAAAAGAAAGATTCCATTCAAGCCAACTCTATACGTGAAGGGTAAAGGCAACTCTAAGTTCACAGCACTTGATGGAACTAACGTAGATGCAATCGACTTTGCTTCAATGCGAGAAGCAAAGGAGTTCGTTGAAAAATATGATGATGTAGAAAACTTTACCATCTATGGCAATACAAATTACATCTCTCAATTTATCGCTCAAGAATTTCCAGGTGAAATTAAGTTTGAACGTAATAAAATTCGTGTTCATAACATTGATATTGAAGTTGCTTCTGATGCTGGATTCCCAGAACCAGATAAAGCACTACATGTAGTAACAGCCATTTGTATTAAGGATAGCGTCCTTGATACATTTTTCGTTTGGGCACTTGGCGATTACGATGTCGAGAAGTCTATTATGAAAACTTCTCAAGTTCGTTACACTAAGTGTGTAGATGAAATTCACTTGTTAAAGTGTTTCATTGATTTTTGGAATGATGATATTACTGGCCCAGACGCAGTGACTGGTTGGAATATTCGTGCATTCGACATTCCATATCTTATTAATCGTATCAATAGATTATTAGGTACAGATGAAGCCAAGAAGTTATCTCCTTGGGGTATGGTTGAAGAAAAGATGGTCACTATGCGTAAAGGCCAAGTGCAAATCTATGACATCAGTGGAGTAGCTCAACTAGATTACATGGATCTATTCATGAAGTTTGGTTACTCATTCGGTCCACAGGAATCATATCGTCTTGATCATATTGCACAAGTAGTTCTTGGTGAGCGTAAGCTAGCATATGATGGTACACTCTATTCGTTATATCAAACAGATCACCAAAAGTTCATTGATTATAATATTAAAGACGTAGATCTTGTTGACCGCATGGAAGATAAGATTGCAATGATTACGTTAACAATGACTATGGCTTATAAAGCTGGTGTTAACTATGCTGATACGATGGGTACTGTAGCTATATGGGATTCATTTATTCATAGAACTCTAATGGCACAGAACATTATTGTGCCACCTAACAAAGAAAGCTTTAAGTCTGACTATGAAGGTGGCTATGTAAAAGATCCTCAGTGTGGAATACACGATTGGGTATGTTCTTTTGACGTCAATTCACTTTATCCTAACATCATTGTTCAATGGAACATGTCGCCTGAAACTATCCTTAAAGGAAAGATTCAACCTGGCGTTACAGTAGATAAATGTTTGGCCGGTTTAACTAATGATACTGATATGGCTATGGCTGCAACTGGCCAATACTTCTCTCGAAAGAAGCAAGGATTCATGCCAAAGATCATTGAAGAAATGTATGATGAACGCACGATCATTAAGAAGAAAATGATTGAGTCTAAGAAAGAACTTGAAGTATGTGATAAAAATAACAAAGCTGAAGTATATCGTATTGAACGTGATATTGCACACTTTGAAAACCAACAATTGTCAATTAAGATTCTTTTGAATTCGCTTTATGGTG